AGTGAACGCACCACCTTGAGCAAACATCTGAGTACCACCAGACCATGCACCACCTTTGGCTTGTGCACCACCAAAGTATTGAGAACTGTAACCTGCTTGACTCGCACCAAGTGATGAAGAGTTAGCAGCAGCAGAACCAGCAGCAAAGCCGTTAGCACCGGTATTGAAATAACTACCAGCAGCAGCACCAGCAATGTTGAACAAAGCACCTAGTGCAGCATTTGAAGCTTGACGTGCAGCAATACTAGCCATGTCAGCAAGTACACTGAGAGCAAATTGCTTGAAGTTAATCTTACCTGTAGTAACGAATGTTGCAAGTGCGTTACCAGCAGAGTTAAATGCACCAGTCAATGCACTCTCAACAGTACCAGCAAAGTTCATACCAGCTTCTTGTGCATTCTCAACAGCAGCGGTAAAACCATTAGTCCATTCATAGTTAGCTGCTTGGATATCTTTATCGTTCTGAATGATCTGAGCAGTCATCTTAGTGTGAGCTTCTTGCAAATCTTTCAGCTTCGCAGCGTACTCAACAGGGTCCATTTCACCAGATGATGCAGCAAGATCACGTTGTTGTTTTCCAAAGCTGCGATCAAGTTGACCAAGCTGTTTATCAACACCAGCTTGACGACTACCACGACCAACACCGTCAGCATTACGAGCGCCTTCTTCTTCAAGGTTCGAAACTTGGGCGTCAAGTGCAGCTTTGTAAGATGCAATGTTTGCTGTACGCTTCTTGATTCGACCATCCTCTTTAGACTGCAAGGCGTCCATCTTAGCGTCAAGCTTTTCCATTGCAACAGAACGTTCTGATTCAGCTTTAGTCAACTGGTTATCAAGTGAGATATTTTGTGCAGCAGAGTTCTTCTTGTTATCTCTAAGATTCTTGATAGATTCGATCTGTTTGTCATACGAACCGGTAACAGCTTTACGTTGTTGATCAAGTATAGCTTTTTGTGACGCAGCCGTAGCTTCTTCAGATACAAGACCAGATTCACCAAGAGCAGTTACACGTTTATAGTAACCTTCATACTCAGCAGTGATAACAGACAAGTTACTCTTAACTTCTTGAATGCTAGTTGTATCAAGTGCACCAGCAGCCTTCGGTTTGTTTGCCTTTTCTTTTGCATCAGCAAGTTCTTTTACAGCACGAGCTTCGTTAGCGGCAAGGATATTACGTTGTTCGCTTGAGACATTACCAGCAGCAGCGATCTTAGCATTTTCTTGACGAACCTTTTGAAGTTCGCGTTCTGCCTTTTCAACACCCTTCATACTAGACTCATAACGCTTGTTGGCAGAAGCTTGAGCACTAACAGACTCACGTCTAGTTATCTCAGTCTTACCTGCCTGTTCAGCACCAAACTTTTCGTAGTCTAGACGAAGTTGCTTTTGCTTGATAAGCTCTTTTGTTTCATCAATCTCTTTTTGGATACCACTACCACCGATACCAAAAGCATAGTCCTTGTTGTTACGTTGTCTTGTCTCAAGCGCTTCTTGTTTTGCCTGAAGAGCATTGAGTTCATCATTGGCGGTACTATCACGACCAATAGATTTCAGTAAGTCCCAAGTCTCAGAAACAACAGATTTGATTCCCATCCATGAACGTTCAATCAAACCAGCTTCTTCAATCATACGAGTTGCTGTTGCAGTCGCAGCTTCACTCAGTTCAGCTTGCAGAAGTTTAACTGCTTCAGTCTCGTTACCTTGACGAACAAGGGCATCAGCCTGAGCCAATACAGAAGCTGTAAGGAATCGATACTTCTCATCCAATTTAACAGCAGCATCAACAGGGTCTTTACCAAGAGATGCAAAGTCTTCAATTGTTTTAGACAATGCTTGACCAGTTGCTTTCTCAAGCAAAATAGCAGACTCAGCAATACTTACAAACTGATCACCTGCAATCTTACCACTTGCCTCGATTTGCGTAAGTGCTTCAGCAGCCTTACCAGCAGTAGTGGTTGTTTTATCAAGTGAGTCTCTGAAAGCAGAGAATTGACTAGCACTAACACCGGATGCACCACCTGATTGAATTACTGCACGGTTAAAACCAGTAAGCTCTTCAGAACCAGAATAAGCAGCAATACCAAGAGCAGCAACACCAGCGGCAGCGATTGTTACAGGGTTAATCATTGCGAGTAAACCTGTTGTCAAACCACGAATAGCTGGTGCAATACCACCAAACATATCTTTGATCTGACCACCTTGTTGCAACAGTACAGTCAGTGGTGCTTGACCACCTTGCAATGAAACAACAATGTCTGTAATCTGTGCCGGAATACCACGAAGTGCAGCCTGTTCCTGTTTGTAAGAAAGAGATGCAGCATTACCAGACTTAACACGCTTCTCAAGCTCCGCACGTTGTCTCTGAATGGCGTTAGTCGCTTGGTTATAGTCTTTCACCTGTTGGTCGGTTGTTACCTTGCCAGCCTCTTTCTGAGCCCTTAGAATGTTCTCTTGTTGCTCAAGGTTCTTCAGTTCAGCACGATAAGGTACGAGCTTGTTCAAAGCAGAGTCATACTCTGATCCCAGATTGGTCAAGCCACCCTGTGCTTGCTTAACTCCTTCAAGTGCTTGACGTTGTTCTGTCAATGCTTTGTTGAACTGTTCAACAGTAATACTTCCTGATTGAAGACCTGTGGAAAGAATCTTAACACTTGCGTTATACTGATCTTGAGCACGAAGTACTGGATCATATGCGGACATAACGCTTTTCAGTTCACGAGCAAATCGTTGTTCAGCAGCAGCGTTATCATTTGCAGCAGCAACAGCCATATCACGTTTGTTAGCGAATGAAGCCAGCTTCTGATCATATTGATCAACAGTTACCAGTCCAAGTTTCTGAGCTTGGTTAAGAACGTTAATTGCTCGTGTGTACTCAACTTCAGCACGTTCAACTCGACCAAGTGTAGCTGTGTAAGTATCAAGCTTGTTCTGTGCTTGAATAACAGCACGACTATTATCTTCTGTAGCTAGAGCAGCGTCACGCTTTGCACCAGCCAGTTTAACATAGCTTTCATACTCACCTGACGACAAAGAAGAACCAGAACCCATATTACCGTCTGGACCAGTTACACGAGCACGATTAAGTTTCTCGATTGTGGCATTGTAATCGTTCTGTGCTTTAATCTGACGACTCAAACCATTGATGGTTGTTTCAATTTCACGTTGTTGTTTTGCAGAAGCACGAGAAACAATGTTCTCTTGACGAACAGCAGCATCAAGAATACGCTCTTGTACACGAAGCTGAGCTTGTGCAGAAGCTTCACGTTTTGATACGTCCTTGTCCTGTTTGGCTGTAAGTTGTTCAACTGCATTACCTTGACGCATTACCAAACTAATGTTCGCATCAATGATACGGTTCAGTCGCTCATACTCAGTAGGCATGCTACTTTTCATACCAGACTGTTCTAACTTACGGCGTTGGGCACCAAGGGTTTCAAGTTTACGTGTCTGAGCATCGATCATTGCACTTAGATCAGCTTCACTCTTTGCTGCTTTATCTGATACTGATGATCCTTGTTTATTTGTTTCTTGATTTGCTTTACCAGCTTTTGAAGCACGGTCAGCAGCACTTGCAAAATCATTAAGTGCTTTTGTACCTTGTTCAATAGGGCGTGCGTCAAGGTTAATCTGTAACTCAGCTATTGTTGGCATTTTTGTCATTTTCTCCCATAGTGATGAGTGCTTCGTTCTCCATCACTTGAAGGTCTGGGAACATGTCGTTAATATCTTTCTTTTTGAATCCAAGCATTTTTCCAACAGTAGGGATAACTGCGTAATCCAAACCAGTTGCACCACCCATGCCTACTCTCCATTGCGTTGTTAATGCCATAAAGAGATTAAATGTATTCCAGTTGATATCCCAGACAAGTACATCTTCTTCTGGGATTTCCTCAAGTGTCAATCCGAACAAACCTGCTTGGTGCTTGTCGGCACTACGGGCATACAAGGCATTAGCAGCGCATATTAGTTTCCCGAACGAGCACGTGTGTAAGCTTCATTGTATTGTTCAAGAATGGCATCAGTTACAGAAACAGAGCTGGATACTAGTTCTTCAATGTTTTCATCACTGAATTCATCACTGAAACCCCAACCTTCGGTAATGTCCTTAATCTGTTGTACTTGAAGTTCAATCTCACGATCTGCCCAATCCTCAAGTGTGAACTCTTTACCATTTTCAGCAGCAGACTTAGACTCTTCAATCAGAGCGATATTCTCAGTTTTCCACTTGTCAAAGATTTTAGCCAAACCACGACGATCCAATGCTTTAAATGTGAATGTAACAGCAAGAGGTTCACCACCAACACGTGGGATTTTAACAGCAGCTTTGAAAGTTGGATTCATTTGTAGTTTAAAAGATTTACCAGCCATATTATTTCTCCTTAGAAATGAAAATGCCCTCACCTCAAATAAGGCAAGGGCATGGAAGCACTTGCGTGCATATTACTATTAAGCAGCTTTATAACGAGTTACACGACCTTGTTGGGCCAGAGTAATAGTACGAACCATGATCTGGTTACGAGTCAACGACGGGGTGTTGGTAATAGAAGCAATCGAGTTATACAGGATCACATCACCGTTAACCAAGTTCAAACGTTGAATACGCTCTTCTTTCAATTCGTCAGCAGCTTCAACTACTGGAACGTATGGTTGAGAAGGGTCATCCGCAACAGTCAGGGTCAGAGTCGATGGGGACTTGGTAGTTGGAATCTGACGATCTTCGTCTTCTTCAAGGAAGCCGAACTGGTAGAACTGTTGCTCACCACCAGACGATGCTACTTCAGTAATCTGTGGAATGTTTACCCACTTACTAACTTTCTTAGCAGTACCAGCGGATGTACCGGCTGGGTAGCTTTGAGTAGAAGTAGTGTTAACACCCAACAGTTCAAAAGTACCAGCGGCAACTTCACCTACTTTAAAGGCACGACCGGTAAGCTTTACCCAACCAGAAGTAACAACTACGATATCACCCTCAACAAGAGTGTGACCAGCAGCCGAAGCTACAGCAGGGTTACCGTTAGAAATAGCGGTGATTGTAACGTCAGGACCATACTCTTCAGCGAAGTCGAAGGTGGAACCGTTAGGCAAACGAAAAGCCATGATTTATATCCTCTTGTGATGTATTAATTTGTGTCAGAACGATATTCAAAGTAACAAGGCACTCGCCATTGAATACCACTCTGTTTACCTTCAGCAGTTTTTATTGGGCTAATTACTTGGACCGAGAAACCACTTGCATCAGTGAATACCTTGTTAATTTTAAAGGCATTCTGTAGATGTTCTACGATCTTCTCAACCTTAACGTAGCCAGTGTTGTATTGCACAACAATTGTCATCTGATACATTCCAATGAATGCTGTATGGTCGCCACCTAATGTATCCGAAAATGTATCAGATGGGATAATGTGAGCTTCAATGTAATCAGCAGATTCAGGACCATTCTTTTTTATGTTGTCAAATGAATAAGACAACGGCTTTGGACTGTCTGTACTTGTTACATATTCAAGAAGCTTATCAGAGAAGAGTTTGCGAATTCGTCCGTGACTCATATAAACCTCCCATTATGGTTCTCGGTGTAAAGCAACAGCTTCGTTCACAATCCGTGTGAATCGTTGAGCGGTAATCCTTACGACACCATCAGGTGCTTGTTTAGACGATCCATATTCAAGATCGTAACCATATAAAACGTGATTCTGAATGTAAGCAATCTGACCGGCAGTAAAAGAGTTAACCTTCTGTGCCATCTCTGACAAAGTTGCAAATCCTTCCTGATCATATCTGATTAAACTTTCAGATGTTGTTTGATCGATACCAAGTTGCCAGTTACCTTTAAATCTACCTGTATCAACAGGAGACAATGTTACAACTGTTTCACCAATCTTAAGTACAATCGTTTGTAGTGTTTCGTCAATACGACTTTCAGTCTCTTCAATCCAACCATTTATAGTGTCAAGGAAGTTATCCATATCTCACCTGTAACTTCCATCCACAATCAATACCATTGTCATTAAACGGTGATATGTTTATAACCCGTGCAAGCTTATCAATAAAGGTGAATTCATCACCAATAGATGGACGCGGCATAGGATCACCATTTGTTTGTACTGGTGAAAGATAGATTTGGAAGTCACCATATTCGACAGCGACATTCTTGTATGCGTATTCGGAATAGTTGACACGGACACCTGAGCCATTGAACTCAGTTACAACTTCAGGATAGACACCACCAGTTTCAGGATCGTAACCACCACCAGTTCTTTGGTGGAAAGTAACTGGAGCACCTTTACCTTTAGGTTGAAGACCTAGTTGTCTTATTACCATTGCCCTCATTCTATCATGAAATCCTAACATTAGCAACCCCTTTGGCAAATATCACCAAAAGATCGTCCATGACGTGGATCACATAGTTCGAATTGAAGCAACTTGTTTTTATCGCATTCATCTGCACCAGCAAACCATGGCATGAGATTATCAGGCGGAACCTTACCAGCGGTAGCAATCAAATAGTCAAGCAGTTTGAGATAGTTAGATGCAGTAGAACTAGAAATCTGTAGCTCACCAATTACTTCCCTTGAACTCTCACCGGAAACCATGTAACCGGAAGAGATTGCAGCGAGTACGGCAGCTCGGTTTAAATTACCTTTTGCAGCCTTTAGGAACTTAGCATATTGTTCAGGTGTAAACATCGGGTAGTAAGGACCACCTTCAATATCACCAATCATCAAAGCAATAATAGAAATCTTGTCAGCGATGATTTGTTCTTCTTCACTAAGCTCAGGCACTTCAGGTTCAGTTGGTATTTCAGGCTCAGTCGGTTCAGTTACTTCTGGTATTTCTGGTTCAGTTACTTCTGTACCGTCACCATCTTCAATAACAGGTTCGTCTGGAGTTACTGGAATCTCTTCTTCATCCATATTAAATCTCCTGATAAACAAAAGGGCCAGCTTTACGCCAGCCCTATTGAGGTTTACAACTTAGCTAAATGTGATATCCATAACGGCTGCTGGGTAGATCAGACCGTTCATGAAGTTAGAACCAACCTTCATTTGGATCAGGTCATCTTCTTCGTTCAGACGTTCGAAGTAGTAACGACCTTGAGCACGCTTGTTGATAGCTGAGAAGGTGTTAGCTGGAGCGTAGTAAGTCTTGAACATACCACGAACACCAGTTGGAACAGCTACGGCTTTGTTAGCAGCGATCCAAGGTTGGAACACACCAGCAGCATCTTCGTAACCACCAGTACCAGCGTCGATGAATACCAGACCCCACAGGGACAGAGTACGGAAGTTAGCATCCATACCAGCAGCAGTATCAGGAGTCTTCAGCAGGATTTTGTTCAAATCTTGTGCGAAGTACTTGATTGCTTCAGTAACAAACGGGTTGGTGTAAACTGCGTCGAAGAAGTCAGTACCGCACAACAGAACCAGTTGACGATAGTTACCGGCAGTTGGAGTGTTACGCAGAGCTTCACGCATCTTACGAACCAGTTGCGAGCAAGAGATACGTGGGTCAGCAGAACCTACCAGCTTCAGGTCATGAGTCTGACGAGTAACGCCCATCTCTTGATAGAAGTCAACAGTATCGCCGTACGACGTAGCCAGAGTACCTTCTGGAGCATACACAGTACCTTTGGTCAGCAACTGCATACGAGCAACATCAGCAGTCAGGTCGAAAGCACCGTTCAGGTAAGTCAACTTCTCCAAACGTACATCCATAACTGTTTCCAACTGAGCAGCTTCTTGGATCGAGTTAACAGTTGCAACACCGTCGATGTCTTGTGGCTTGATTGCATCTTGCAGTTCAAAGTTAGGAATCTTGATTTGGATGAAACCTTTCTTTGGTTTCGAAACCATGGTGTCAGCTTTAGCTTCCCAGTTCTTATCTTTGATCAGATGGTTGCTGTAGCTGGTACGTTGAATTTCGATTTTCTTCTGGGTAACAAATACTTCTTCGAACAGACCCAGTTGGTCGATGATCGAAATATTACGAGGCAGTTCTACCAAGATATCGGTAAGTTCAACAAATTTACCTTGCGACAGGCGATCAATATTCTTGTCGATAATCAGAGACATAATTCTTTCCTTTTATTTGGTGAAGGGGACATTGGTCCCCTATTTAAAGTTGTTTATACAGCTTTGAAGTCGGAGACGTCTTCCAGAACCAGCAAACCTTGAGCAGCCATAAGCTGTTTCAGTTTGGCGTAAGGAACAGCACCCAGTACAGTTGCGTAGTTTGCTTTGATGTAGAACTCTTTGAAAGCAGCACCACGTACAATACCTACTGCGTTCCACTTACCAGCAGCAATTGCTTTAGGAGTGAAGTCGTAGCGGAAAGAGTGATGATCACCGAAGACAACTGCGAATTCGTTTGTATCAACTACATCACCAGCAACTGTAACTACTTTGTAAGGAGCTTCAGCAGTGCCACCTTTAGCACGAGCAACAATTGTACCTAGTGGCATAACACCGGCAGGGGTAATATTAATATCTTCATTGCTGAAGTGGAAATCTTTGTGATCGATAACCAAGTCAGAAGCGTACTTCAGCATTTTAAGTTCAGTGAAAGCCATTATGTGTATCCTCTAATAAGTTTGTAATTAACCGCGAAGGGCTTTAGCTCGTTCAACACCAGCAGCACGAATTGCATCAGCAGTGGATACAGCAGGTGTGTCATCTTCTTCTTCAACACCTTCCTGACCTACAGCTTTGAAACCATCTGCACGTGTTTCTTTAACAGCTTTCAGTTGACCAACCATAAAGGTGAAAGCACCTTCGTCAAGACTGGACATGTTAGTCATATAGTTTTCAAGTTCAAGTGCAGGGACAACTTCAGCAAGTGCAGCCTTACGACCAGCAACTACAGCTTCAGCAGCAACACGAGCAGCTTCTTCTTGAGCAGCCTTGAACTCACCCAGTTGTGAAGTCAATGAAGCCAGTTGTTCACCGAGAGTAGTCAGCGATGCTTCAGCAGTTGCACGTGCCTCTTGTTCTGCACTAAGCAGTGCTTGCAGTTCGTCTAGCTTAGCCATTTCTGTTTTATCCTCACGATTCATAAATTTCAAGGCACCTTTCATGGTGTTCCCTCCTTTGTTATTTTGTTCAGCAGCATCAGCTACATAGTCATAAAATTCTTCAACTGTCATTACCGAATCAGCAAGTCCAAGTTTAAGAGCCTCTTCTGCCATGAACACATTTGCTTGTGTACCTTTAACGGCAGAGATATCGATACCACGATGTTCAGCTACATGACTTGTAAATCCTTCATAAAGAACATCTACTTGAGTTTGAAGTCGCTCTTTAAACGATTCTGTAAATGATCCGTCAGCAGCAAATGGAACCTTGTCTTCACCAGCAGTAATGAATGTACGTTCAATACCAGCTTTCTCAAGCTGCTTGCTGTTGTTCATAAGTTGGATAAGAACACCGATACTACCAACCTGACTATCCGAAGACATTACGATTTCATCAGCAATACATGAGATACCATATGCAGCAGAAGCTGACATACCATCTACATATGCAATGATCTTGATACCGTTGTCATCAGCCAGTTTGCGTAGATAGTTTGCACTATCCATCATACCGTGTGCTTCACCACCACCTGAGTTGACCATCATTACAACAGTCTTTGCACCTTCCTCAACGAAGTATTCCATTTGACCTTTCAGCATTTCGTATGATGTACCACCACACAATGCTTCCCAACCAGATGTTCGATAAGTCAGTGGACCGTCGATGTACATAACACCAGTTGCAGTGTCAGACACATAAGCCGGACGATCATAATCATCAGATTTTGCTTCAGGGGTTACATCAACAATGTTCCCCTCGATTCGTGAGTTAACGTATTCCATAATGCTATCGAAAGAACTTTGTTCGATAAGATGAGGAGTGTTAACCAACGAACCTTTAATACGTGCGAGGCTATGAGCCATAATTAACTCCCTTTGTTTGCTGTATCAGGATCACCATTAGCACCTGTACCTCTACCGTTACTTCCCGGAAGACCAGACTCCAATCCACCACCAGATTCAGAAGTGAAGTTTGTCATCATCTCCCTAAGCTTCTCAGGTTCAATGTCATCAGGAACTCGATAATCAATACCAGCTTTCTCAAGTACAAAGTTAACAACTTCAGGCACAAGTGGAATAAGTCCAACAGCCGCTGTCATTTGTAGGTATTTACCAACTGTTTCCAATGTCTCACTGTTAGGAACATCGAAATCAAGATAAGGAACAATGTCCGTATCCCAACCATTCTGTTCAAACAATGTAGGAATAAGCTTGTGGTTAAACTGGTCTTTCAGTTCATTCAACCGACTATTTACAGCCATGTTAATGAAGCTTACTTTCGATTCAGCAAGAGAGTAACTACCACCAGAACCACCACCCATAGACAATACGTCAGCGAAAAGTGCAACTTGAATCTCTCTTACATAACGAGCGATAATAGCGTTGACATCATATGACTTCTGACCAGAGATGTTTTTAATCTCAAAGTCAAACATCTTGTTGCCGTCGTTATCAAGCAACATTGGTAGAATGAAACCACTTTGTTTTGCTTGGTGCGCCCTTTCCATCATACGAGTGTACATGTTGAAAGAAGCTTCGCGATCTGGATCACGATCCTCTACAAGATATTCAGGAGGAAGGAACAGAATCTTAAATGCGTTGTTGTCCTGTGCTACACCGATTGCTTCAGACTCTTGATAAGCCTGTTTCATCTTCCATGGTTGCCATGCAGAAACCAAAGGTGATGTACCAGATGGACTATCATTTTGTGGGTTATGTCGGAAGTGTAAGCACTTCTTCATTGGAATGTATTTGACGCCAGTCTCTAGAGTGGCATTCTTACGCATGATTTCCCAACCACCATTACTGATAGCCATGTCATGTTCAGACGGGATAATTACACGTTGATCGAAACCATCAATTTCTCGACCTTTATCTTTCCAATACCACTGTACAATAGTTCCTTGACTACGCGGTGATAATGCTTCAATACCAACCAAACCGTCATTATACTTGCTACCATATTTCTTATTACGGAAACGCAATACCATTTCAAGGACACTAAAACCATAACGGTTAAACGTAGCGGCATTCTTAATTGCTGTAGTCCAACTGTGTCGCATGTCATCCATAACTTCAGTAAGATACTGCTGTTGAGCTTTAAGTGTTGCTTCTCTTTCCTTTGGAACACCTTTTGGAATCTTTACACTCCAAGTAGCTTCAGCAACTTTACCTTCAACGAACTCAAGAGCAGGTCCAACAGAACCATCAGTTGACATCTTCTTAAATGTCTTATAAGCATGGGGCCAACGTAGTTCATGTTGACATTCATCCCACACCTGACCACCAAGTGTAATCAGACCAGTATAACCAGTCTCACCATAAACAATTGGTGGGGCTTTCGCTTCTCCCTGCGTCAAGGAGGTTGTTTTTGCGGCTTCTTCTGCCATTAGGCAAACTCCTTAATTAAACGGGGATTTGTTTGTGAGGTTGACACTGGACAAAACCTGTGCCATATTAGGTACGTTGATTCGTTGAGCCAAGATAGAGGTAGCATCACTTATGCAGTCAACCATGTCATCGTGACCAGATTCACCACTACGTTTCTTACCGTTAAAACCCTCAAGTTCTCGGTACATGAAACTGTTGTTACTATCTATGTTGTTCTCAAGATCAGTAGCGCAACCTTTAAGGAACTTTACATGACCATTCATAGCAAGAGATGAGAACGGACGAAAACGATCCAACTTAGATTGGGTTGCTTTCATTGTTCGAACTCTGTAACCTTTCTCACTAAGTGAACGAGTCAGAAGACTTGTTGCAACCTTTGCACTGGCACCGGGGTCAAGTGGGATGATAATCTCACACGCCTTTCCATCTTGTTCAGCATTGTCAAGAATGAAGCGTTCCCAGTCACCGTACAGAATACGAGTTCTACGAACATCATGAACGAAATAATCACCACTCTTCAACTTGCTAATTTTTGCACATGCTGTATAGTCAGGACTTGGGTTACCAGAAGACTTCAATGTACCAGCGAAGTCATATGCACGAACTGTTCTAACGATGTCAATTGCGGCTGGCTCTTGTATCGCCTCCTCACCACACCAACTACGTTGAAAGTATGTACTACCCTCTTCACGAGCAGTCCAATCCCCAAGGAGAAGACGACGCATCTCAACTTCAGGAAGTGCTTCAAGGTTTGATTTGTATTCAGGTTGCATCTTCATAAGTGTTGGGTTATCTACTAGAGTTCCCAGTAACACTTGAAAGGCAATTGGTTTTACTTGATCCTCATGATCAAATGGAATATCTTTTTTACCGTGCTTCTCAATCAACTCTTCTGGACTATCACCCCAAACCATATCACCACCAATACGCAAACAGAATCTTGTAATTCCGTTCTTATCTGGATCAGCAATACCATGTTGAGGATGACCTTCTGGATACAACCACCATTTAACCCAATCAAACAAGAAGCTATCAGGGTCAGGGTTGCAAGACAACCATATAGAAGGGTTAAGAGCAGCAGCAGTACGAAGTCGAGACACCAACCACCAGATATGTTCTTCACTGGCGTGTGTTGCTTCGTCATAGAAAACGTTTGATAACTGAAGACCTTGATACTGTTGTCCGGCTGCATCGTTCTCATAGTGAGAGAATGTTACCGAAGCACCA